GGCCAGCAGGGTGAGTCCGTTCACGGTGGTGCCTCCGGTCTGATGTTGGTGCCGGATGGCGACGCGGTGGTCAGGTGCGCCGCCATCCGGTGGAGGGTTATTCAGTTGTGCGCCGGAGGGGCGCGCTCGACTTATTCAGGAGGCGAGCACGCGAAAGGTCGCACGAAGATGCGCGTCGGTAAAGAACCTCAGAAGCGCACAACAGCACCACGCACCACATATCCACAGGTGAGCGCGCTGTATTTCGTGTCGGATGATCGGGGGACAATCTGAATAAGGTCTATAGTTACAGGGTCAGTACGTCACCTGTCGGAAAGTGTTGTCTCGCAAGGCTTTTTAGTGTGTGTAGTGCTTGCCCTTCTGAACCAGTAACCGCAGGGTTGATGGTTCGAGTCCATCAGGAGGAGCCAGCACATATCCACAGGCTTTTTGGCCTTATGTGATCTGCCTCACACTTTCTCGGCGTGTCGCCGAAAGGGTCACAGATATGTCACGAAACGGTCACGGATTCACAAATACACATACCCCCCCCCCCTGCCGAAAAAACAATCCTCGCGGGGGACAGTTCGGGGGGACAAATGAGTGATCTCGAGCAGATCGCAGCATGGCTGGCGTGGTACACCGCCAGCGGCTGCGCGCTCGGGACAGCGCGCCTGCGGCGCTCCCACCTGACCCGGCTGGCGATGGCCGTCAGCCTGCTCGAGGCCACCGAGGACGACCTTGTCGCCTTCATGGCAGCGCAGACCCAACTGCGCGCCGAGTCGCGCAAGTCTTTCCAAGCATCGGTTCATTCGTTCTATCGCTGGGCGCTGCAGCGTGGACTCATTGAGCGCGACCCGAGCCTTGGCCTGCGAACAGTGAAGGCGCCGCAGGGCGTCCCGCATCCGATACCCGAGCGTGAGCTGCGCGAGGCGCTCATCAAGGCCGACCCCGAGCAGACACTCATGCTGCGCTTGGGTGCTTATGCCGGGCTGCGTCGAGCCGAGATCGCGGCCGTCCACGCGCACGACGTGCAAGGCAACGCGCTGATCGTGCTCGGTAAGGGCGACAAGGAGAGGCGCGTGCCGATTCATCCGGTGCTGCGCGAGGCGCTCGGGGATCTCACCGGCTGGGCGTTTCCATCGACCGCTCGCCCTGGCAAGAATGTGACGGCCGACTATGTGGCCGACCGGCTAGAAAAGTGCCTACCCGATGGTTGGACGGCGCACTCTCTGCGTCATCGGTTTGCGACTGCTGCGTACAACGCAACAAAGGACCTGCGAGCAGTGCAGCAGCTGCTCGGCCATGCCCGGCCGGAAACGACAGCGCGCTACACACTTGTCGGCGATGACGCGATGACCGCGGCGGTGATGGCTGTCGCCTAGATAAGCCGAAAAGACCCCCGACCCTGTTACAGGTCGGGGGTCTTTTGGCCTTGGGCGCAGCAACGCGCAGGGCCTAGTCCTCGTCGTCGTAGGGGAGCGACAGATCCAAGGACTCGGGGGCGCGCTCAAGGTGCGCAGTGAAGCCGATCGGGTTGGTCGGTGCTTCCTCATCTTGTTCGGCGTTCAGCGTGACCGCGAGTGCGGCCACTTGGGCAAGTAGTGATGTCACTTGTCGGCGCGTGTAGTCAATGCCGTCGACGGTCAGCTCAATGGATCCCGCGACGATCTTCACGCGAGGCATCTAGCGGTCCTTGGACAGTGCCTCGGCGATCACCGAATAGCCACGCATGTCGGTGTAGTTGTCTGAGTGATGCGTGACCGCGCTGCGTGAGATTTTGACGAGCATCATGCAGATGGCCACATCGTGAGCACTCACCGGCAGGCCAAGGTAGGCCGTCCACAGATCCGCGGTTCGCTCCATGTTCGGTGCTGGGTCGCCGTAATGCTCAGCGCGCTCATCAATGATGCTCACACAACCTCCAGCCCGTGCCAGTTGCCCTGCGATGCCAGGAACGTGAGCGAGGCCGGGGGATTGGACAGCCCGCCGCGGTGGTTCCACCATACTGATCCGCCGTCGAGATTTCCTGTCTGCATCCAACATGTCTGGCCGAGCTGCTCTAGGCGCAGCGTATGAAAGTGGCCAGACAGCACCACGTCGGCGGTGCCGATCGCGTCGCGGTCCATCGCCTTATTCGCGAGCCACGTCTGCATCTTGCCTTTGGTCTGATGCCCGTGCAGCATCCCGATGCGCGTGCCGGCGACATCCACCGTCAGGTGCATACCGTCGTGGCCGGGGAAGATCCAGTCGACGTGACGACCCTTGGCAGCCATGATGTCGGCCACGGCGCTTGCGCCGTCGATCGCCCACGAGTCGTCATAGCGAGTCACGCCTGACGCATTAGCGACGCGCAGCGCCTCATCGTGATTGCCTGGCACGACGGCCACCGTCAGCTCATCGGTCAGGTCGGAGAACGCGCTCACCTGCTCGGCCATCAGTCGTCGGTAGACGCGCACCATCTCGGTGACCGTGAGATCCAGTCGCGAGATCATCGCGCCGCCTTGGCTGTTATAGCCCTCGATGCAGTCACCGAGCCACGGCAGGCAGACCGCGCCAGCCTTGCCAGCCTTGCGCAGCGACTTGTAGCGCGTGACTGCGCGGTCGAGGGAGTCGGCGAAACGCTGCACGGTACCGGCGGTGCCGTCGCCGTCAGGTTTGCCGAGCTGCAGGTCGCCGACCGCGAACACGAACGTCGGCGCGGGTTCCATCGGCTTGGGATCAGCCTTGCGGGGCTTGATCGCGGCCAGTAGATCCTCGACGTCGATACGCGCCGGGGCGACCTCGACGACGAAGCGGTAGCGCCAGATCGGTCGCGTGACCGCGTCCTCGCCCTCAGCATCTCGATGCCAGGCAGCGGGGTCGTATTTAGCCTCGACGAGCCGGACGCGATAGCCGTCGGGCACGTCGGTGCCCAGCGATCGCACAGCTGCAGCCCACGAGGCCTCATCAGCGAGCGCCGGGGAAGGTGGCAGGGTGACGATCCTTGAGCCATCCGGCTCGTAACGAATCCCCGGCTCCCAGCCGCTGGGTGCGCGATCCACCTGTGGCAGCGTGGATCCCGCGTCGGCGAGTTCAGATAGTCGCTCGCTGAGTGTCACGCAGGCACTCCCGTCGTCGATGTCGGCGCAGCGTGTAGGTCCCGATTCGCGCGAGTCCTTCAGCCTCCATGGCTCGACGGATCCCAGTCAGTGGGAAGGACTCGTCGTCAAGTGCGGCCGAGAAGGCCGTTGCGTCCTCTTTGGGCAAGATCTCAAGCAGTTGGCAGACCGAGCAGCGTGGACCCTTGGGCAGCACTTTGGCCGCCTGCAGAGCAGCGGCGAAGCTCATGCCAGCGGCCTCGTGCCATCCGGCGCAATGTGCAAACGCTCAATGACTTGCTCGACGTCCTTCAGGGTGGTGGTGCGCTTGGCGCCGTTGGCCTTGTCCCAGCCTTGCGAGAGTTCGGTGTGCATCTCGTCGCACTTACCCCAGAAGGCACCGGACGCGAGGACGTGATGGCCGTCAGCGGTGACGTACTTGCCAAGGATCGCCCGCAGCGTGGCGAGTTCTGCTGGCGTCATGTGTTGTTTGTTGTCGGCCTTGAGGACATCCCAGCGAAGGTCCAGCGCGGTGCCCGAAGCGTGATCGCTGAATCCGTCTGCTGCTCTCGCTTGGCGATAGCACCAGCAGGCCACCGGCCCGATGTCTAGTTTCAGTCGCGCGGGCATGAGGGCATTCCAGTCGGCAGCGAACGCGGCCAGCAGCGGGGCCGCAGGCTTGGCGATCCTCAGCGTGCGCTTAGTGCCGGGGATCGTGATGGTGCGCAGCTTGAGCGGAGCGAGTGCTGGCGTAATCACCGGCCAGCCATTCAGACTAGTGGGCATCGGGGCTGCCGTTGCCGTAGCGGCTGTCGGCAGGATTCAGGTAGTTCACGATGACTGGCAGGGCGCTCACGCAGGCAGCGATCACCCACGTCTGCCACTTGTCGAAACTGATTGCCCCGTCGGTGGCCCATGATGCGACCACGCCGGACAGCAGGACAGCGACGAAGGTCTTGAGTGCGGTGCCCAGCGGTGTATTGGCAAGGAAGTTGCCCATGATGTCTCCCCTAATAACGAAGCCCCCGACCGTGAAGGTCGAGGGCTGATGTGTGGTGCTGGATTAGTCGAGGCTCACACCTTGCTTGGCGGCGATCGCTTTCACTGCGTGCGCGAGGTCCGCGAGGCTCTCGCCACCATTGCGATAGCCAGGCTGAATGGAAAGTGTGGCCGTGGCGATCTCGTCCTTGACGATCTCGCGCACCTCACGGGCAAACTTCTCGGCCGCGAGCTGGAACAGTTTCCAGATACTTGCCACCACCGCGCAGACCGCGACCAACAGGCCAAGGATTGAGGCGAGATCGGTGATGTCCCAGCCGTTGGAGTTTGGGTCGAAGAAGGATGCCGAAAGCATCACGACTCCTGCTCAGCGAACTGGCACGGCCACACGGTACGGCACTCGCTGCACCACGGCGGCCCGTACTCGTGCTCCTGGCGCTGGTGCTTGCTCATGGCTGCGTCGGGGCGATGAACAGCGAGCCATCCCAGCGATCGCCGATGCCAGCGTACTTGCCACGGTCGGTCTTGGGAGGGCCGCCCACCGGCGAGCCGGTGTAGGAGGTTTGCACCCATACCGTGTCGGCACCGAACAGCGACTGACAGAACGCGATGCCCTTGGCCTCGGACTCGATGCCGCCATCGTCGAGCTCGACGTTGTTGATGACAATGACCTCGCGAACGGTTCCGTCAATAATGCGGGCGAAGTGAGCCATGGTTCTCCTAACCAATCACGATAATGACAACACCGGAGCCTCCGGCAGCAGCGGGAGGACCTGAATCAACGCCGCCGCCACCGCCGCCAGAGTTAGTTCCGCCTGCGCTCAAGGTTCCAGAACTATCGCCTGAACCATTGCCGCCACCTCCTGCGCCGCCCGTGCCCCCGATACCGCCGGGATCACCGCCACCGCCGCCACCGCCACCGCCAAACTGTTCGCTACTTCCGCGAATGGTTGTAGTTACTCCTGCGCCACCATTTCCTCCGGTGTACGACGAAGCATTGGCACCGACGGCTGAGGTACCGCCACCGCCACCGCCGGCATAGACACCGCTTCCAGAACCACCAGCAAACCCTTGAGCCGCGATAAGAGCTGCTCCACCGGGGCGGGCACTTGTGTAGCCATTAGCGCCGCCGCCACATCCTCCATCGACGCCAGGGTTATATGAACTTGTGCCGCCACCGCCGCCACCACCTAGCGCGCCATATTGCCCGATGGCGCTGGGGTTCCCATAGCCTCCGTTAGATGATGACCCCGCGGCTCCCCCAGCGCCGATCACAATATTTGTCGTGCCTGATGCCAGATATAGATTGGTGGTCAGTAACTGTCCCCCAGCGCCGCCGCCGCCTCCGCCGTCGTTACTGCCACCCCCAGCGCCACCGCCTTGGATGAGCGCCTCACAGACGCCAGCCGAACCTATTGTTATCGATCCCGAGCCGGTAAATGTGTAAATGGTTTTACCGGGACGCGACGTGGTGTTGACTGTCGGCGAGCCCGTGGTGCTAGAGACCGAAGCTTTTGGGCTACCGCTGCCTCCAGCGGCAATGACCCATGTCGATGCAGCCGTCTTTAGAAGGGTCGCGGACGAATACTGCGAGATGGACGTCGAGGATCCGGTCACCGTGGATGCGGTGCCAGCAGTGGCCACCGTCCACGTTCCCGCGCCTTGGTTATACAGGCCGATGATCGTGCCCGTGGCGAAGTTGTAGGTCGCATCCAGCGGGATCGTCACCGTGCCCGCGCTGGCTGAGTTCAGCAGCACCAGTTCGCCGGCGTTAGCGCTGCCCACCGTGTAGTTGGTGGTGGCTGTGGCGATCGTTGCCGTGTTGAACGCTGTATTGAGACTTGATGCGGTGAGCACCGAGCCCGATACGAACTGCGTCATGGGTTCCCCTTCTTAGTAACCGAGCGCGTTGACGTCGAGGACGCCGAAAGTGGCGGAGTCAAGTTGGAAAGCGGCGAAGGTCTCGCCGAGCGAAAGAGTCATCGTGTAGAGCGCGGCAGTCGCGTCATGCTGGATGCCCTCGACGCTGACGTACTGCGATAGTGGCGAGCCAAGGTTGGCTGGCGTGAAGGTGACCAGCACCATGTCGCCCAGCTCGAGCGTGAGAAGTTGCCCCACCTGGTCGCTGGTGATGCCGTCCATGTTGAACGTGACCGAGGCGATGCGATAGGTGGGGTCCTTGTATTTGGAGAGCAGCCAGTTGGCGAGGTCGGTCGCGTCGCCGGAGGACGAGAGCAGGGAGTCCACGGTCAGGCCGAGCGGTCCGTAGAGCTGCTGCGCGGTCGCGTCCGAAACGGTCACGCCGCCGCCGGTGTAGTTCACGGTTATCGAGGTGTAGAGCTCCTCAATGCCGTAGACCACCTGAATGTCGGTGAAGCCGATGCCGCCGGTGCCGAGCGTGACATTGGAGGTGAAGGTCTGCAAGTCGCCGCGGTCCTTGAATACCGCCAGCCCGTCCTTGGACATGAAGAACGCGCCCGGCTCGCTGGCTTCAACCTTCTGCAGGTAGGCGAGAGAGTTCTGGCTGGTGCCGATCACGTCCGCGCCCAGCGTGGCTTTGCCGGCCGAGATTGCCCTGGCACCGGCGGGCCAGCCAGCGTCGTCAAGGTAGGCCGAGATGCGAGCGCCGGTCAGCTGAGAGGTCGCGGTCCCGGCGGTTGTGGTCTTTTGGGCGAGCTGCTGGAAGCCGTCCACGCAGGCCGCGCTGGCCGTGTCATCGGAGCCGAGGTCGTAGTCCAGATTCCAGTCGGCCACGTTCATCACGGCGAGGGTGTAGCCCGCGTGACTGATGACCACCTCTTTGCCCGGCACGATGTTGCCGTAATACGGCCCGGCCGCATAGGTCGGGTCGTACTTTCGGGCCGAGTTAGTCAGCAGCAGATTCCCGGTGCCGGCGACATACTTGGACAACTGCCTCGAGCGACCACGCTTGATCTGCACGGCCCGCAGATCGCTGGTCACATCGACCGCGACATCGCCCGCGAGCACATAGGTGGAGTTATCGAGCACGCCCTTGGTCGTGTCGTCAAGGGTGAAGTAGTTGCCGACTCCGTTGGCGTACAGGCTCATGGCGATGGTGGCCTGCACGTCTATGCCTTAGCGAAAACGCGGCCGGAGGACTGCTCAAACTGTCTGATGTATTGGACGATGTCTTGGCCGATCTGGCGCGGATCCCCGACGCCGGAGTTCACGGTGATCGCGTAAGTGTTGCCAGGGCCGGCCGAGCCGCCGGCCATGCCGCCGTTCGGGATGATCGTCCCGTCGATCCCTGGCACGAATACCTCGGGGCCGTTCTCGCCGACCATGTACGGCATGCCGCCGGTGACTGCGCCACCAGTTGCTCGGCCCGCGAGCGGATTCAGCAGGCCCATGAAGCCGCCAGCAGCGGCTAACGTCTCCCGCGTCGGGGCGATCGCCGCGAGAGCTGCATCGAGCGCACTGTTCGCGGCCGTGACGGCCGTCGGGGCCACATTGCTCGTGTCCATCGTGATCGTGACATGGAGAGCGTTGGCGGCCCATGCTTGGAACTCACTCGACGCCGCGGCGATCGCTTCCCGAGCGCCAGCGATCATGGCGACAGCGGACTGCCCGCCCACGGTCGCAAACGCTTGCGCCATCGGATCGCCGAGCAGCGTCTTTGTCTGATCGGCGAGTGCTTGATAGTTCTCGGTGAGGCGCTGCGTCATGTCGGGATTGGCCGACAGGTAGTCCGCGAGTGCGATCGCAGCATCGGATGGCAGGGCGAGGATCTGCTTAGTCAGAGCGTCGGGCAGTTTCAGGGCGATGCCGGCGATCTTGCCGACAGCCTTGGACTGGTTGGCGATGTCGCCGAGCATCAGCTTGGCGATCGCGTCGGGGCTCAGGTTGACGTCATTACCCTCGGCGTCCTTGGCAGCCGTCTTGAAGGACAGTTGCCCGAGGATGCTCGAGGAGATGGAGTCCGAGTAGGACGCGATGGCGTCCTGAGCGGACTTGATTATGCCGAGCTGCTCCTTGACCACGCCCGTGAACGTGTCGGTTCGGGCCTTGAACTCATCGGCCAGCGCCTGCGTGACCTTCTCGCCGCCGCCAGTGATCGTGACCGACAAGCCGCCGAGGGTCTTGGAGATGTCCGCCGACGCCTTGGCGTAGTCGATGGCGACCAGTTTGATCGTGTCGCTGGCTTGCTTGGCTGCCCTTCCACCACCGCTGGACGCCTTGCCTGCGGCGTCCTGCATGGACTTGTAGGCGTCGAGGGTTTGCTTGATGGAGTCCGAAAAGTATTTCTCGTCATAGCCAGCGGTCGGCGTGCCAAGGCCACTGTAGGTGGCTTTGGTCGAGCGCCCGCCTGACAGCACGACCGAGGTGGCGTAGGCCATTTTGAGCATGTCATCGGCGGCAGTGGTGGCAGCATCGCCGGCGGCCGAGACACTGTCGGCCAGCGCGTAGCCGCCGGTGACGGATGCTCGAGCAGTCTTGTCGTAGGCAGCGATCGCTGCCGAGTACCCCTGATACTCGTCGGCCTGCTGCTGAGTTTTGGCGGCATCCTGAGCGCCCAGGAGACCGAGCACCTGCAGGATGTTGCGGTACATCTCCAAGCCCGGCACGGCTTTGTTGGCTAGGTAATCGGTGAAGCTGCGCAGCTTGTCGGTCCATGTCTCGGTCGCTCCGGCACCGCCGGAAACACTTTGAGCCAGACCGCTGATGGATCGCGTCAGGAAGTTGACGCCATTTATCGTGTTAGCGACCGACTTGCCGAAGGCGTCGATTTGCGCAGTGATGCCGCCGGCGCCACCGAAGGCCTGACTGAGTTGGTCGATCGAGTTCAGCAGCGCGTAGCCGATGTCCTCTTTGGCTTGATTGGTAGCGACCGAGATGCGGTTGAGGCGACCAGAGAAGGTGTCCGCTGCTGCAGCTGCTTGGCCCTGAAACTTGTCGGCCAGCACCTGCGTGATCTGAGTCATGTCGCCGGTGGCCAGCACCGACTTGTCGATGCCGGCGCCCAGACGGCTCAACGCCGTGGTGGATCCCGCAAATCCTCTCGAGAGTGCGAGGGTGACGGTTTCCAAATCGCGGCCCGTGCCGGCCGAGATATCCATCGCCAGTTTGAGGCTGTTCTGAGACTTCTCAGCATCGCCAGTGACCGTCAGCAGACGCTGGTAGGCCGGGATCAGTTGCTCCTTGGCCACGCCTGTCTGCTCGGCCAACTTGTCAACGAACTCGGTGACCTCCTTGATGGGGGTCGAGTCGCCGACATTGCGCATGGTGATGGCCAGCGAGCGGAGTGCCTTCTCGTCCTCCATCGCGGCCTCGATGGTGGACTTAAAGAACTCGCCGACCTTCTCGACGGCGAAGGCTCCGGCGATCGCGGCGCCGACGCCGGTGAGCGCCTCGGTGAAGTTGCCCGAGATGGTCTTGGAGAAGCCGTCAACATTCTCGCCCAGTACCTTGAAGGCGGGGCTGCCGTTGTTGGCCTCGGCCCGCAGCTTCTCGAGTTTGGCGATGCCCTTGTCGATGTCGGTGAGGTTGACGTCACCTCTGACGCCGATGATTACCTGAGACTTGGCCATGCCGGTCAGCTCCCGTCCATCATCGTTTGGATCTTGCGCACGCTGTCAGCGAGCACGCGCTCGAGGTACGGCACTCCCCACGACTCGCCCTTGGCTCCAGCAGGACCCAAGATGCGGGGGAAGTGCGTGCCGCGCTTCTTGTTGAGGTTCGCCTTGAAAGTGCGACCGCGCCCTGGCTTGCTTCCGGGGTTCTTGCCGGCCTTCTCGTAGATGGCGGCCGGAGCGCTTTGGTCACCGACATAGGCGCCGAGGCTGGCGACCTGCGGTGCCTTCTTCTTGAGGGTCACGAACATGGGCAGTTTCGACCTAGCGTCCCCAGCATTGAAGGCAAGGTCTCGATAGGTGCGCGTCTCGGTTCCCCGTGTGACGTTGAGTTTCCGACCGCTCGCGGCGTGCCACACTCCCCAGTTCGACAGGGGAGCGGCTGGCACCTCAGACACGGCGACGCGCTGCATCATGCGGGCAACTTGGTCGAAGCCCTTGTGCATTTCCTCGGCCACGACCTGACCGCTCTTGCCCAAGGTTGCGGTGACGTGCTCGATGCCCTCGATCGTGAACTTGACCGTCATGCCTTGGCCTCCTGTGCCCGCCAGCGGAGATACCGCAGCATCGTGACGATCATGCGGTCGCCTTGTTCGGTGACCACGTTGGGCGCCAGTCCGAACTCGTAGGCGATGTGCGCTACGACCCAGTGAGCGCTGGACTCTCCAAAGGGACGATCTCCGAGGTGGAGTCAGAGTCGTCCTGCACCGCGTCAACAGTGTTGACCCAGTCATCGAAGTCGAGCCCCGTGGCCTTGGTCCGCTTGGCGGCGTGCCAGGCACTCCACCACAGGTACTCAATACGGCCGGAGCTGATCGCGCTTGTCGGCTTGTCATAGGTCCGTTCAAACGCGATGAGGTCGGCAGCGCCGACCTTCACCTGTTCTGTCCGGCCGTCCTCGTAGGTGACGACGAGAGGTATACGCATCATGGGGGCAGGCTCCTAGATGTCGAAGGGTCAGGAAGTGGCCTTGGTGATGGTGCCCGAGGACATCCACGTCACCTGCTGGGTCGGTACGTCGCC